TATACTCTAAACCTACCTCTTTTCGCAACCCTAATACACTCTTTCGCGCTCTTCAAAAACCACAACACTTTCACTCTTTCCATCTACTACACCTCTCTTTACCTATTATTCGACTTTATACCGCACTTCTTCATAAACAACAACTTCGCGCGTTTGAAGATGAATTACAACCCAATAAACGTCCTTCTCCACCCCTCCTCCGTGCAAGTAATCCTATAACTACTACGCGATTTCCACCTAGGGTGGGTCGTTTTAAAAAATTAACCAACTTTTTAAAAAAAACATTTAAAAAAAAATCAGTTGCTCCAGCTGCTCCAGCTGCTCCGGCTATGATACCGCAGCCACCCGCCGTTCCAACATTGTCAATCCCACCGCCTGTATCACATATCACAACTACCGGTATTATCGCACCCAGCCATTCACCTATAGCAGTTAGCAGCAGATACAGCAGACGTCGCAAAATAACTCGTAGACCCTCGTCACCTCATAGCAGTGATAGCGAATTGTCGTATAAAAGAGTAATATCTTCAAATTCTCCTTCCACGGAAAGAAGTTCGAGCATTGAGGAGGGTGCGCCGACAAGACGTCCAAAATTAGCGATAACTGCCCATGATGTAGATAAAAGACTGAAAGAAAAAGAGGAGGACGTAAGGGCTAAAGATAGCGCAGAATTAAAAAGAAGAATGCCGGTATTATATGCATTGCAAAAAGGATTTAAAAAACTACGCCGTACAGCCAAGAGTCATCATGCAAAATCGAAAAAATCCGTAGCTGTTGCGGCAACGGCATCTTCATCCCCACGGTCATCTACTTCATCTTCACCATCATCATCATCTACCCTACCACCACCACCAAGACGACGACCACTCTCGGCGGTTACCCGCGTAAGGGGGGAAGGACCTGGTGCTGTTGCAATATCATCTTCATCCTCGTCGTCTTCATCCGCACCCCCCGGTGGTATAAGGAGGAAAGGCGCAGTAAGACTACCTTCATCTTCGTCTTCGTCTACATCCGCATCACCGCCATCAGTACGTGCACCTGGTGCATTGAGAAGAAAGGCGGCACTGATTGGTTCTACCATACTTAAAGGAGTGGCTAGTCTTGCAACAAAAATTGCAGACCGAAAAAGAAATTCTCAAGCAACTGTAATAAGTCGTCCTGTGGCTGAAGCTCCTCGAAGCGGGATATTGGGATGGCTAAAGGGAAAAATGTCTCGTGCGAAAACTAAAAAACGTTCTTCTGATGAACCCGCTGGTGCGCGCTTGTTAGCTAGAAATAGCGGGTCTTCATCGAGGTCGTCATCCGCGTCGTTACCGCCAATAGTAGCGCCTATTGGTATAAGAGGTGTAGGTGCAAGAGTATCTTCATCTGCGTCTTCATCTGCGTCTTCATCTGCGTCACGACCAGCACCACCAGGCGGTGTAAGGAGAGCAGTTGTGGCAAGACCATCTTCATCTGCGTCACGTCATTCGTCAGCTTCGTCATCATCGCCAATAGTAGCAGCAGCCACTGGCGTAAAAAGTAAAGGGGCAATGGCAATGGGATGGATAAAGAGTAAATTTTCTCGTGCAAAAACTAAAAAACTTTCTTCGGATAAACCATCAGGAGCACGATTATTAGCTAGAAGTAGTGGGTCTTCATCTGCGTCCCGTCGTTCGTCTTCATCTGCGTCGTTGCAGTCACAATTGCCACCAAGAGTAGTGCCGCCGGTACGTGCACCCGGTGCATTTAAAAAAGGGATGGCTAAATTCGGCGCTGCTGTAGCTACGGGAGTGGCTAGTATTGCAACAAAAATTGCAACTCGAAAAAGAAATTCTCAAGCAAGTGCAATAAGTCAGCCTGTAGCCGAATCTCCTCGTAGTGGGATATTGGGATGGCTAAAGGGAAAAATGTCCCGTGCGAAAACTAAAAAACGTTCTTCGGATCAATCAGCAAAAGTGGGCTTGATAACCAGAAATAGTGATTCTTCGTCGAGGGCGTCATCCGCGTCCCGTCGTTCATCTGCATCTGCGTCCCGTCGTTCATCTGCATCCGCGTCCCGTCGTTCATCTTCTAGATCATCTCAGCCTTCGCATGCTGTAGCAGCAGCGTCAGTTCATTCATCCCCGCGTTCATCATCTGGTTCGGTTCATTCCGCAGCAGCAGCAGCACAACCAGTAGTAATATTACAACCAGCTGTTACACCGCCCGCCTCTCCGAAGGGAAAAAGCTCTGCATCACCCAAACACGCTGCTGTAGTTATGCATGTACCCCCCGCACATGCGTGGTCTTCTTCTTCATCCGATGGCAGTCCCAAGCCCGCCAAAAAAAAGTTTATGGTTAAAATTAAACCACAACCATCATTAGCAGCATCAGCAGCAGCAGCAGCAGCAGCAGCAGCAGCACAACCAGTAGTAATATTACAACCAGTCGTTACACCGCCTGCCTCTCCGAAGGGAAAAAGCTCTGCATCACCCAAACACGCTGCTGCAGTTATGCATGTACAACCTGCAAATGCGTGGTCTTCTTCTTCATCCGACGGCAGTCCTAAACCAAAAAAAAAGTTTATGGTTAAAATTAAACCACATCCACTAGCAGCATCAGCAGCAGCATCACAACCAGTAGTAATATTACAACCAGTCGTTACACCGCCAGCACAAGCTTCTCCAAAAGGACAAGGTGCGGCAGTAGTCTCATCTTCACCCAAAGGTTGGAGCGCACCCTTGCCTGCGTGGCTTTCTCAAGACATGATTAACGCCTCCCTTAGAAAGTCGAGGAAATCGTCAAGTAGTGATAGTGCGTCTAAGAAAAAATCCAAAAAATTTCCCTCCGCGATTATGAGTAAAGTTCCTAGGTTTCCAGCCTCTCTATTTGTTCCTGCAATAGCCCCTCCACCTAAATATGTAGCGAAAGCAATTGCGGTTGGTTCGCCTGTAAAAAAAAAGTCGAGTAGATCATCCTCAGGTTCTGTTAGGACGGATGGCTGGGGTCTGCCACCAAATATTAATACAGATGTGGGTTCTGCCGTCGTTCAAAGTCTAGACTGGGGCACTCCTAGGGGTTCGCCTGTTAAAAAATCGAGTAGTTCGTCCCCGAAATTTCTAAGAGCTATGCCTAGAATATTACAACCTATCGTTACACCACCAGCACAAGCTTCTATAAAAGGAAAAGGTGCAGTTGTAGCAACGGGTTCGAAAGGGCATGGTGCAGTTGTAGCAACGGGTTCGTCTTCATCGGAGTCTAACGCAGCACCACCTGACGAAAAATTCTTAACAGATTTTTTAAAAGGTATAAAAACTCAAGACAAGTTAGAAAAAAGATTAGCCAGATATCGTAGATTAATGAGAGAAAACAGGATATCTGAGGCTAAAAAATATTCCAAAAAACATAATTTATCAAAACATATATTAAAACGTATAGAAGATATCGAAGATATCTTTAATCTCGAAGCTGCAGAAGAAGTTGGCAACTCGCCGTCTAATGTCATAGATATTACACCCCCAGGCTATTCACCATCCAATGTCGTAAATATTTCGTCTTCTGGCGAATCACCAAGTGGGAAAAAAAATCAACCGTTATCATTCGGAAAAGCATATGAACAATTGGGGTTACCAGTTAAACATAAAAGCCATAAAGGCGCTGAAGTAGTAAGCAAATCAAGTGCTAGTGGTAGTAAAAAAAAAGCAGCCACTGGTTTGGACCAGTTACACAAGAAAGTGATGAACGTCGCTGTTTCTCCAACATTTAAACCACATAACCCCAAGCATGGTGACTGGATGTGATAAATTTATCAGAATATTTATCACACAAGTTAAAAAACATACAAATAAAGCACTTTGATATGTGAGATACGCAATGGAGGCGATACGCAACGTTAAATTTATTTTATGGGTTATTATTTCGTATTTTTTACTTATGTGTATTAACAGAACGGAAAATTGAAGTAAAATAAACCATATAAATTGATATATAAGCACGACAAGAAAGAAATATTTTCCAGTTAATCAGAATCAGAATCAGAACAAAACAATGCAAACTTCACTCGCTCTCGTTTCATCAAAAAAGCCGACAACCATTGCACACGGAGACGGCGAGTATAACCGTGGTATTTTGAATATTACCATACCTCCCATTTTAGTCGAAGGGGAGAATGCTGTTGTTCGCCAAAAAATGCGATTTATCATGTATGTATCGATTGACGCATCTGGGTCGATGGGGGAGACGGCAACAAGACGCGGACAAGCCCCACAAACAAAAATGGATTTCGTACATTCGACGGTTAAAAATATGATTGAATATATTGCATCCCAACAGGATGAAAATCCACATGCGGAATTCTACATTGCGGTCGTGAGCTTTGACTCGCGCGCTTCATGTGCCATCACACCTTGTCTCGTGACAAAAGAAAACAAGGACCAACTCATTGAAGTGGTGACGAACATTCGCCCTGGTGGTGGAACAAATTTCGAGAAATGTTTTCAAGAAATTGCGCGTCTCATGTCTGTCGAGAGCGAATACGTGAAACCTGACGCAACTATTTCCGACGAGTTTACCGAGAGAATGCACATTTTCCTAACAGATGGTGCAAACAATGAGGGAAATACACGTGTCTCGCATCTTGTGGCGTTGTTAACCCCAACTTTTGAGATTCCGCAGAAACCCGCGACGCAAATCATGATAGGTTATGGACCAGACCACGATTCCGCCATGCTTCAGAATCTCTGTACCCATTTCCCTACGTCAAAGCAGTGGTTCATCGACGATGTGGAGAAGACGGGTTGTATTTTCGGCGAGATCTTGTGGTCGGCAATGAATGCGGCATACACCGATGTGGTCATTTCGTCAAACGTCGAACTGTACGACTTCGTCACTATGTCATGGAAGAACGAAATGCGGATTGACAATCTCATTTACGACTCGTCGCGCACATTCTTTGTTCGCGTTCCATGGAATGTTGACGCAGTTGTGTGTGACATGGTGTGTTTCTCTACCGAGTGTGCTGAATCTACGACGCACAAAACCGAGAAACAGCTCGTGTATTTGCCAGAGCCAAGCGAAGAGGTAGATGTAGGCGGCGTTCCTGCATCTACCGCAGCTATCAATGAGGATGTTGAAAAAGAGTTGTGGAGGCTTGATACTATTCTCACCGTGAATGAAGCGCTCGGATTTCTCCAATCTCGAAGGTTAATGACATATAGCGAGTCGATGAATGAAAAGACTCGACTGATGGAGGTTGTTACCGCGTTCCAAGGAAAATTTCTCGCATACATTACCGCAAAAGGTCTAACAGAAGACCCATTCATGGTTCAACTCGCCGACGACTTGTTTGTCTGCATTAGCGGACTCATGTCGGTCTCCGTTGGCGAAAGATACGTCGCAGCGCGTCAGGCGTCACAAATTCAGCAGCGTTCGGTGACGGTTAATGATATTACGCCACTCCAATCAGACATCTTGAGTTCTATGCCGATGGATGCAAATGTTCGTCCTGTTGCTCATGGATATGGATACGCTTGCGACGTAGAAGTAGACGACTCTTGTTATGATTACCCACCACCTGCACCTGTACGCGCCCAATCTAATGGCGGGTGTGTCGACAACGATACACCTGTGACGCCTACTAGCGCGGCGACAACAAACGATGCCGAGACCGAAGTTGTCACGGAAGAGAATGAAAAAATTGTATCCGACTTCACTCCATCATCCCGCGGCGTTGGTTCTAGGTTGCGACATTTATCTCGCGACGCTATTCTTGGCATGCGTGGAAATCATCGTGGTCATGGAGGCGAAGTTGACTGGGACAATGGATGCGATGATGCGAACGACCAAGTATTTTCGTGTCACGCGTCTCCTGGGTGTGAACGTATTGGAAGAATGCTTTCAGCGCCAAGAGTGAACAACAAGTCCACTGCGCCAGACAGAACACCGTCCGCGCCATTTTAAGGAAACCAGCGAAAGTGTAATATTGTGAATATATATATATGGAAGGGATAAAATTATATATATTTTTTTTGTTTCATGGGTTTGAGTATAAATAATATAATATATGGCTATTGTTAACTATATATTATATATTAATAAATCAATATAAAATATTTTTATAATATATATTATAGCATACTTGAAAAATGAATCATACAACCACCGTAAGCGTACACGAAACTTGCGATTCGCCAGTTTATGTAGAGACATCGCCGGTCTCTTCCCCCGTTGTTATTTCAAAAGACCGCGAACATGAATGGACCGCACATGTTACCGATAAGTTAATACTACCCGAGTTGAATGAATCAGATATACGCGGAGTTGTAGAGTCGGGTAGTTCGAACTCCCACAATGACCCCTCTGCAAGCGCAACGCATACGACGACCACAGATGTGCCACACGTTAAGTCGGAAGAGACACATGGCACTGAGATGGTTACAGTAGTAATAAAAGATTTTGCCTACTGTAGAGAAGAATTTTTGAAAAAAATCAAAGAAAATAATGTATCTGTTTCTTCTGAATCGACGATGCGTCTTCTTCGTATAGCTATGGTAATAGTAGAACAAACAACCGAGAGTGGTAGTAAAAAAAAAGAATTTGTGATAGCATTACTTACAGAAGTAGTAATGTCAAATGATGTCATGATGCCAGAACATAAACAGGAGGCGCTTAATTTGATAAAAGGCGGTGTCGTATCTGATGCTATTGATTTTCTTATTGACGCAACGAGAGGAAAATTCGATGTTAACAAGGTGGAGAAAATAGCAGAAGAAGTGGCGAAGTCGTGTTTTACTGCATGTTTGGAAAGATTTTTAAAAAAGAAATGATTTCATTCCGTATTTTTAACCTTTACTATTTTTGACTTACATACGGGGCATTCTTTTTTTACTAATTTCTCAACACATTCATAACACGATATTATGTGATTACATGGCTCGTATTTAATGTTTTTCTTATATTTATAGCAAAGTATACATTGTTCATCTTCGTCGCCCGTTTCGATAAGTGTTGGCAATACCCCCTCAAATATATTCGCATTTGCGTGTGTTGCTGCTGAAGGTGGGGTAATAATAATACCAGTGTCCATGGTTATTCTTGTAAAAAACCCAAGAAATCCAATGCGCGCATACTCGTTGTCGCAAATTCTTATACGCGTAGCTAATCTGTCATTTTTTTCATAGTAAACGCTATTGTTGTCATTGCGCGACATCGAGAATATTATATTTGGAGGCAAATCGTCTATATCAATCGTAACAACGTTGCTGCTATCAAATCCCGGAGGGAAGGCAAGATATGTAGAATATTTGGACATGTAACATTTACGCGACGCGTTCGTGTCATATACAAAATCTATATATGCCCACGCCTGATAATCACGCGACTTTACCCATCCCGCTCCATTGCGGCTTCTAATCCCCGTAACGCCTTCCATTAAAAATATATATATATCGTTCATATCTATAATTGGGTACTTTGCATTCGCATTACGAACAGAGCCGTCTAGTTTAAAATATGTAGGCATATATGGGTCATAGTGATCTCCTCCGACATCGTTCCGTCCATCGCGAAAAATAGTTATTCCGTTATCATGTGTATACAGTGTCTCTCTATAATAATGGTATCTAGATTTATACGCGATATAGGCTTCTTTTTGTTGAGAGTTAGCCGGAGACCACGTGCCGTCAATTTTTACACGAATATCCGTATTGTTACTGTCATATGCATGTGCCATCGTATTTAGGATAAAAAATTCAGTTTTTTATATATACTATAATTTATATTTAAGTATATATAAAATGTTATTTATAAATCAAACCCGCGTGTACGTGAGGTGTATTTGAATTATGGCAAAACCGACGGTACGGTAGTTGGACCAAATATAGATGGGATACTATATTTACCGGCATCATCTTGATGATATTTTGCAATTACACGCTTCGGGTATTTATCTATTTTCATAATGTCTTCGGTGTCGTATACGTTACCGGCTTTGTCAATATAATATATAATCCCTTTAATGTCCTGTGCCCATATATCGACTTTTACGTTTTTTGTTGTAGCCGGTTCGCATTCGACTTCGTCTATAATACTGTGTGGTGTTCCCTTGATGTGTGTTCCACAGTACGTCTCTCCGTCTTTTTTGCGTCGCGTGCACTGCTCACCGTTTGCCCTTTTTGCACAGCATCTTTCATGTATTGGCACAACACTTTTGATGCGCTTTCGTTTCATAAAATCGTCCTTCCCGAGCCGCAACTTTTCGTAGTTATATATAAAACCAGTCATAGAGTTACATTGTAATTTTGCGTTATCGATTGCGCGAATAAGCTCATCTCTTGTTGATGTCTCGGTGACACCAAGCGTGCTACCAATTTCTTGCAATTTTTTAGCTATGCCGTTTTTAAAATCGATTGTATGATCTTCGATTCTTTTGTTTATGCGTCTTTCCATTTTGTCCGGAGTTTTATATAAGGTTCTTATTATTACATACATAATTTCTCTTTATTTCAATTTTATATACATTATATTAAAACAATATGGGTTGTCGAGTTGTCGAGTTGTTATATTACATGAAGATCCCGTCATCTTCGTCGGGCAATTGGTTTTGATTTTGTTGTAAATTTACATTGAGGGGTTGAGTATTTATTTGAGGCATTGTCGTTCCAGTGGACACTATATCGTGTATTTCTATAACTTGGTTTACGGTGTTATCGTCAATGTTATTTTGGATGCGAGGCGTATTTAAACCGACGACGGAGTTGTGTGTAGAACCGCCCAAGCTCGGAGGTCTAGAAGTGAGTTCATTATTGCTATGATTGGATGTATTGGATGCATTTGAACGATGAATATTATTTGTATTGGTAAAAACAACATCTGCGCTAGCTACGAGTGAAGATGTATCTAAGGTATTTGTAAAGTTAACGGGGTTAAATAATGAATTAGATTGTATAGAGCGTTGAGATACACGAGAATGATGAGAATGTTGAGAATGTTGAGAAATGGTTGATGGGGGGCGGGACTGTTGCTGTTGTTGTTGCTGTTGTTGTTGTTGCTGTTGCTGTTGCTGTTGCTGTTGTTGTTGTTGTTGCTGTTGCTGTTGCTGTTGTTGTTGCTGTTGTTGCTGTTGCTGTTGCTGTTGCTGTTGCTGTTGCTGTTGCTGTTGCTGTTGCTGTTGCTGCAACATAACTAGTTGTTGTAAATGCGCTTCTGTGAGTGGAAGAGTATTGACGGTATTGTTTGTAAGGGATGGTGTCATTCTAATATTTGCACTTGAACTACCGGATGGTATATTATTATGCACGATATCGCGAACTTCGCTATTGTTACCCCCGTCTACTATAACGTTGGTTAATTCAATAATAGAATTTTTTCCTTTTCTATTATGATTGCGACTACTATTATTAGACTTTCTATTTTTATCATTCGTGTCGGTTTCTACTGGAGGGGGCGTATTACCTTTGATTAAATTTACTCCTTTATTAAATAGATTAGATACAGAACTCATAAACCCCGATGATCCACTACCCGATGATATGTTACCATCGTTTACATGCTTATTATTATTCCCACCATTACCACCCGAATGCCCACCTCTAGTACCGTGTCCACCACTGCGACCGCCACCACCATCGTCATCGTCATCGGAATCATGAGAAGAACCACGCGACCCTCGCGACCCACGCGACCCACGAGACCCTCGAGACCCTCTACTATTACTTCTTCGTCTTCGCCTACCTCTTCCTTCGTCGCCACTAGATGAGTTTTCTCCGTTTATAGTTACTTGGCTCAACCCATTGCATAAATTCGGCGTGTGAGCCGAAAATTTAATTTTATTAGACGATGCGTCCATAACGCCATAGTTCTTCTTGAACATTTCCACAATCTCGTCATCAATAAGTGGTGCAATATCATGTAAATTTTTAATATCTGTTTTAATAATTTGCAGCATATCTTTTGCCGATATTCTCTGGTCTCTTTTCAACGACAGTTCAATCATTATTTTCTTATTTATTTGTTGAAACTGTAACGAACATATTCTATGTGACTCAGAACGCTTGCCTAACTGAAAATACGTATCAATTGATTTGATTATACCCACAAAAATACTACTGACACCTAAAATAATATTCATTTTATCGTACCCTATATCGATACCTGTTGCAAAACCGATTGCGCTCGACAGTATTATAACAGGTATATTTATGTAGTTTGAACGTTCGCTATACTTTTCGAAAGAGTAGCGATGTAATATTGAAAAAGACTCGCACTCTTCTGCGTGTATTTTTAATAAATATTCCAAATCGCTATTATAGTCGATAATGTCTGTCATAAAATATTATACATTATGCATATATAATATTTTTTTTCATATAGTCTTACAGTTTATTCTTAAATAAACGCATTTGTGTCATTTTTATTTATTTGACGAATTAACGCATTTCTCACCAACACTCATACGTCTCATAGTTTTATCTTAGCCTCGGACATCATATATGAAGGAGGGCAGACGACCTCGTGTCATTCAAAACAAACCAAAAGATTATCAAAGCATTCCCCCAAATAATGTAAGAGTCATATGAGCTTCTATCGACTTCTAAAAAATCAAGGATTGAAAAAATTGCAGGATTTAATAAACAAATAACTAAAATTAGTATAGCCCACGATTTTAAACTCCCCATTACCATTATTACTTGTATATATTATATTATTTTATATTTTTTAAAATCATATTCATAATTATTTGGTATATCTTTCGTATCTATATAATAATAGGATAGAGGGGTCTGAAATATGTATTCGCTTATACATATACGCATTGCTAAATACTGTATGTTTTTTTGCGCACCTCCTTCATATAACGTGTCAACAATATCCTCGTTCTCAGAATCATTCATATATATAATGTTACTCATTTCATCCTCGCTCTCGCCCTCGCCATCGCCCTTCTTTTTACGGTTACTGTCTGATTTTTTAATAGGTATTTCTTGTATACCATTATATGAAGAGTTATAGTCTTCTATCCATTTGCAGTCATTGTCTCTAAATTGCGCTGTCATTTTTTCGACAGAATTTGTACTAGAAATATATTTCGCCATTTCCGACTTATCCGGCTTGTCCTTTTTCAAAAACATCTTCATTTTCCCTGGATAAATCACAAACCGGACAAGTCCACCCTTTGCATTCTTTTCACCCCCATCGACGTCGTAACATGCATAGCGCATCGCATTATATAAGTCCGTAAAATAATAAAATGGACCATACCTTGATTCGTTGTTCGCCTTTTTAATAGAGAAAACCGCATTATATTTTGCATTATTGCTGTCGCTTCCGTTATAAACGACCATTGGTGTTTCGATTAGTGACTCTTTGTGATAAATTTTTATGGCTGCAGGGTAAGCCAAAAACACATCTGTCACCGAATCATTTATATTATAAAACAGTATCTTCTTATGATTAAATATTTCACTTACCGTACCCCACCATATGGCATCGCTGTGTTTTAATTGATGAATGGTATCATTTTTTTCAGTGAGTTCGTATAGTAGGATGACGCGTTGGTTAATCTGTGCACTTTTTACATCATTCATGTCGGGTGATTCTATGATTCTACCTTTAAATTTACATACATCCTTGCTAAATAAGCTATCCAACAATATGGATGCATTCTCTAATATATCGTATTTTGAACTATTTTGTGAGAAATTCGGAAAATAGAATGTATCATCTTCGTTCGATTTATATAACATAAATTCTAAAAATGATTTATATGCAGAGTGATTTATGTAGTAAACTAAAAATTCAACTACTATTTCGCCACCTTCGCCGTCTCCATCACCTTCGCCACCTTCCCCCTTTATTTTGTATAAGTTTTCGTATATATTATCCACATCGTGTGTTAAATGTTTGGAAGATTTATCAGAAAATGGGTATTTTACATTTGTCATTTTATGTTTTTTTATAGAAAGACCGTTATCGAATTTACTCTCGTAATCTTCTTCTTGCTCTATATCATACAAAGATAGTTTATTAGAGATAGACGACTCTATATAAGAAGGCATAATTTCATTTAGTCTATCATCTATGTCATCCGTATCGTCATCGCCATCGTTGGACTTTTTGTCTAAAATTGTGTTTTTATATTTATTTTTGATTTTCGAATTATCTCTCGCATCTGTTACATCTCTAGTTGATTTTGTCTTCCGATAGAAGCGTTCAATTCCATCTAAAGAAATCGGTTGGCGGGGTTCTGTGTTATTTTTTCTTATTCTACGTGATGAGGGAAGCATGGTATTATAATTATGCGCCACACAATTATAATACTAGTATATTATTATTTTTGTACTTTACGGCGTATTGATTCCTTCACCTTTTCTTCGCGCGACTCTAACAAAAACTGCGCCAACTCTTTCGCCTGTTCATCATCATCTTTGAAATATTTTATTAAAGATGCGGCTAAAGTAGTTTTATTTAAAGGGGCTTTTACTTTTGTTTTTGTATAAATAAGTTTGCCATCATTTACATCAAAACAGTCGATTTCATTTTTGCGCATAATTTCCACCAAATTGTCTGCAAATACCTTGCGTTTATCTTTTAGTTCTTTCAGACGTGTTTGAATATCGCGTATCTCATTATCGTTTGCCATCCATCCCTTAATATGTTGGACCAGTTGTTCTTTTGTTTCCATGTGTTATACTTAATATACTATAGAATATTAATAAAACATTTTTATATATATTTAATTAAATATGTATTAATATTTTTTAATATCGGTTATTTGAACTTCCCTTGCTATATTCTTTATAATTTTCTTTTCTATTTTATCATCATCTTCGAATGGTTCTGTTATCTTGTTTAATATTGTAAGATATTCGTATTGCAGTTTTTCATCTTCGATCCAATCGGGGTGCAAGTCTACCCAGTCTGATATTTTATTTCTTTGTTTATTTGCGACGGTTTCAATCGTCTTTTTCATTATAGTGTTGTTATTATCTTTCTCCCACTTGTCGTGTTCTTTAATATACACAATATCGCGTTTAAAGTCCGTACAATGTATAGGGCGTTTATACACATCTAGTTCTTTAAGACCATTTATCATAAGGTTGCTTAATCCTTGTGTAATTCCATTTTTTCTAGTAAAATAGAGGTCATCGAGTGTAATTTTTAGAGAATTAATAAATTCGTTTATGTTGATAGCATCTTTGCACTGTTCGTTGAGAAAAACATTCAAGTTAAAGTTATTATTATTTGTCACGTTGGTTATAGTATTGCCTATTTTGGGAATCATACATTTTATCTGCTCTTGTTGGTCTTTAATTATTTTTATCATTTCTTTATTATCATTGATAAGTTCCATAAACATGTTTTTTGTCATCGCTAGATTTATTTCTTTTTCAGTAGTACTAGAAGCGCCTCCTATTTCGGTCTCATTTAATATAATATTGTTAATATTGTTAATATTGTTACATTTTTTATTGTGTTTCCATAGACCAACTCTTGATAAATACCGTTTGCTACATAATACGCAGTCAAATATTTTGGCATTTTTGTTAACATTTCCGGTTTTTGTTAACGTTTTATGTTTAGATGTGACCAAGTGTTTAATATAGTTACTTTGCTTGCTACATATAAAGTCACACATTTTACACTCAAAAATTTCGGCATTTTTGTCCGGCATTTTTGTTAACATGTCCATATATTCTGTTAACATAAAAAATGCCTAAATCATTTTCACATAACATATATAAAAATTGTAAAAAATTATGGTAACGTTTTTTACAACTTAAAAACACGATTTAGAGCATTATGCTCTGAGTGACGATTGCATTGCTTTTTTCAAAAGTCTCCCCCGAGTTTTCAGAAATGGACATTTATAAATGTCCATTTTTCAAAAGTGCCCTCCGAGAGTTGAAATTTTCATACATCATCGATGTTTAAACTATTCTGTTCCATTTCACTGAATTCGTTTAATTTTTCTTATCGATTTGTATTTCTTTTCCAAGATTTTTTAATATTTTCTTTTCATAGTTGTCATAGTTTTCGATTGGTTCGCAAATGGATCGTACCATTGTTAAGTAATCCAGTTGTTTTCTTTCGGTTTCTATCCAGTCGGGATTATCAATAGCCCACTGTTGCAGAGCGGTTCGTTCTTTGTCTGCGATTTTTACAATTGTGTTTTTCATCATCTCGTGGTTCTCATCTTTTGACCACTTGTCTTCATCTTTTATATACATGATGTCGCGTTTTATGTCAGTACAGTGAATAGGACGTTTGTGAATGTCCAGCTCTTTGAGTCCTTTTATCATTACATCTGTTATACCGCGCGATATCCCGTTTGTCTTTGAAAATAGTAAATCTTCTAGAGTTATCTTAAGCGAATCAATAAAGTCGGAAATATTTAACGCATCTTTGCAATACTCGTTCAGAAAAACGTTTAAATTAAAGTTATTTGTTGTGTTATTATTATTAGTTGTATTATTTGTTATATTACCTATTTTGGGGATTATACTATTTATCTGTTCTTGTTGTCCTTTAATTATTTTCATCATCTCGTCGTTATCTTTAATGAGCTTAATTAGAATTTCATCCTTGTTTGAAATATTATATAAGTAATCTAATTTAATCATCTTTTCTTCATTTTCATACTGTTCTGACGATAACTCCGTCATAGTGGTTGTATAGTCACATAATTTCATATGTTTCCATAACCCCGCGCGCGTATTATACTTTTTTTTACACTTACAGCACATATTATGATGCGCGACTTTTGGCGACTTTTTTGTTTCCTGGGTTTCCATTGTTACCATAACGTCGTGTTTTCTAGTAGAAAGGTGTTTATCATAATCACTTTTTTTGCATGTATTATAGTCACAAACATTACACGAAAAAAAACGGCGACTTTTTGGCGACTTTTTTGTTTCCATTTGTTTCCTAAAGTATATGGACATAAATATTTAAACCATTTCTCAAAAATATGTAAAAAATTATGGTAACGTTTTTTACAACTTAAAAACGCGATTTAGAGCATTATGCTCTGAATGATGAAATCAATGATTTTTTTATATTTCTACCCCGGGTTTCTGAAAATGGACATTTATAAATGTCCAATTTTGAAAATCCAGCTTTAGATTTGAAAAAAGGAAACATCATCACTTCTTCGGCATCCGCCCTCCCTATCTTATGGCGGAGGTTTGCGACCATTATGCAGTGGTTTCTTATATTCTCTATTTATTTAAACAGACCATTATGGTGCGAAAGATGATGTGTGCGGGTGTGCGGGTGGGTGTGTGAGCGTGGGTGTGTTTTTGTGATGGTGTCGCGAATCTTTTGCGAAGGTATATTTGTATGCATATTATGCTGTTGTGGGTTTCGCATTTTTGTTAACACGTGTTAACAGTTTTGTTAACCATGTAAAAAATGCCGCGCATGTACGATGTGTCTTCTAGATATATGGTAACACATATTGTACATATTTTTTACGGCATTTTTGTCCGGCATTTTTGTTAACAGTGTCCAAAAATGTCCACTTTTCCGCATGTTGGGCGATTATTCTGTGAAAAGTTGTAAAAAATTATGGTAACAAATTTTACAACTTAAAAACGTGATTTAGAGCATTATGCTCTGAGTGACGATTGCATTGCTTTTTTTAAAAGTCTACCTCCGGTTTTCGAAAATGGACATTTATAAATGTCCATTTTTGAAAAGTGCCCTCCGAGAGTTGAAATTTTCATACATCATCGTTTTCGGCATCCGCCCTCCCTATCTTATGGCGGAGGTTTGCGACTATTATGGTCTGGTTTATTATATTTTAATTATATTTTTTGTTACCATAAAGGTGTCATTGGTTGTGTGGGATGGGTGTGCGGGTGGGTGAGCGGGTGGGTGAGAATATAATGTGTTTGGAAAATATATATTATGTTTGTATAATATATATTTAGGACGTGAAGTATAAAATGAGAACTCGGAAGATATTGTATAAAAAATATAAAAATGCAAGGAAATATTTAAAAATACACAAGGGAGGTCAATCGTCTGATAGTCACAAATCGAGCGATTCGGTGCAACGGAGGGCATCATCGTCCCCGAAGGCGGCGTCATCGCCACGAAGGGCGGCGTCATCATCGCCACGAAGGGCGGCGTCACCTAGGACGCCAGCTCGCGTGCAACCACGCTTACGTGCACATAAACCGCACTCTGATGGCGAACATACGCCCATAATAATAGATGAGGATATAATGAATAAATTGGGAAAAATATCCGATAAAACCGCATCAATGACGAGTCAAGAAAAAAGGGAAGTACAACGACTGAGGCGTCGAATACAAGAAAGAATACCAACAGCACCTCCAGTCGAATTATCCCCATCTGGTCGCGGATTAATAACGTCATATAATCCACCCCTAGATGTTGTAGAAATTCCCAAACGTATTCCTGTTATTGGCAATCCGGGTCAAACAACAATTTCATTACATATGTTACCTTTTACATATAATCATAACCGCCCACTGCCTTTAACGTTCTTACGCGAAAAAAAGGCAAATGCGGCTGAGCGTAGCATGATGTTACATATAAGTATGTTTTCAACTACGTATAAATATTTATCACCCATCATATATGATATACTTAATAAAATAAATAAAACAGGCTTGTATGCGTGGCTGATTATAAGGGGTCGGTTAAGAGACGAATTAATACCGTGCATAACAATAACAAGTTCGAAAGCATTACAAAGTCGTCTATTTATGTCAGCGCCGGAGGTTGATGAGTTTATGTACTATATAGGTGATTATAATGAACCGTTTGGGCGTATGGGCGCTAGCCCTGACCACCCCCTAGCACTAAATATACCTAATATAGATGTTATTTCACCCGATTCCAATCCTATTGATCCCGCAAGCTATGCTGCAATAGGGTACAATCGACATCCAATGTTTAGAACACAACCGATGTCGCGGAAAGAAGAGTTGGAGTTAGTGAGTTTGTCTGAAAAACATAAAAAAATAAAAGGGGAGGATGTTGCTTTTATTCACGCACATGGTGCAATTACAAACGAGTTATCTCCAGAAATGAAAGTTCTTGCGAACAAGTACTTTAGAATAATAGAAATGGGGAAAGAAGGTCAAGTGATGGGCGTTGCATATCGAAGTTTTCCAGTAAAGATAAACGAGATTCTTCGAAACCCTATGTACTACTCGATGTTTGATAATACGGATGAAGGCGAAAGAACGCGCAAGACTGTTTTTGATATTTTATGTAGGTATACCACAGTCGACAATATAAGTTCGTGTTACACAGGCGACACGTTTAATCTGACAAATATAACACACGACAGATTCTTTTGCGGTCATCATGAAGATGCCCTGACAAGAGATAATCGCAAAATAACATTAAAATCTATAAGAAATTTAGTGACGTTGGGGATGTTTGTTCCAGTAGATTATAACCTCGATAAGTCTACTCCATATGTAGCAAGGAAAGAATTATTTAAACTCTACCCTGGAACAACGTTTTTTACTAAAAATACGAGAATGAATCTAATAGAAACTCTTCTGCCGATGGCAATCAAAGAGAATAAGCGGATAAATATTATTATAATGTCTTGTGGTGTCGATCGCATGGATAACGAAAACATACGTGATATTGCATTACAGAGAAATAGAAATCCGAAACCCGGTAAAGCGAATCCGGCAATTGAAATATTGACGAAAGCCAAATACTTTTTATCGAAATTAAATGTTATAATGGATGATTATGTATTAATGTTTGGTGGTTCTGAAATTATAACTCTCGATCGTAACATTGTAAACAAGCGAAATATATTTACGGGGTATAGTAGTTATGTAGCTGACGGTAAATATGCGCAGGTATTTGATATAGCAAATAATATTGTTCAATTCTATACGAATAAATTCACATTAATCCTTATAGATAGTTATACTGTTTTTTCTAAAGTAGCCGAATTATTCAGTTTTTCTGGAATAAATGGTGGACGCCAGTCTAATCGATTAATCGAGGATGGTGGTATTCAAATAAGACGTGAGTGGTATTATCCATATCTCAACGAAATTATAAAAGTAAAAATATTTATAATGAGCGAGTTTTTAAAAATATGTTCGTTACGAGTACCCATGATAACCGCCTCATTGAGCATCGTTCTTCAAAATGTTAGAGACTTTAGAACAATATATGGTGCAAATCCGACCCCCGAACAACAAGTGACATGTCAAATACTAGAAAATGCAATTCGATACACCGGTGACATGTTTGACTATTTTGATAGTATGTCGAGGTTATTGATGTATATTGAAGATGGGTTCAATATCATGGACGAGAACGATGTTAATTCATTTATGCACCACGAGAAGTACAGAGAAATCAAGAAAGAATACGATAAGTCGTCGGCGAAAGAATTTTACGAAGAAATTGTTGAAGGTTTAGACTATGATAGGTACGAAGGCGAGAATGTTGGATTTAATGAACGTGTATATAAAGCATATCATATGAATCCTCTATCCCCGAATAAAGTTCGAAAAACGGCGAGGTTTATCTATAATTATAAAGTCCTTCCAAATCGCGACGAGATACGAAAAAAACGCAAGACGATGAAGAAACAGTTATATGAAAAATATGGGATAAGAAGCCTTGCACAAAAGGCAAAGGGGTCGTCGGGCGTATCCGTATAGACGTCGCGCATGTGTTCGACATTATCATAAAAGTAAAATTTGAAAATTTACATATTTATAACTATATTTTTATATATTGTTATGTATAATACTATATAACATGAACGTAGATAGTCAAAATAGACCTAAAAAACTTCGTGTAGCGGTTATTGAGCATGCATTACCTTATAGTAATTGTAAACCTACATTTGAAGGAATTGCTGTTGATATTTGGAAAAGAGTCGCCGAAAAATATAATTTAGATTATGAGTTTATGTGTTATAAAAGAGAATATGATAACGCTTTGACTAGTTTAAATAATAACGAAATTGATGTTGTTGTTGCAGATATCAGTGTTGTTAGTAGACGGTACAATCTAGCATTATACTCGCGACCTTTTTTTATTAGCGACATCCATGTTTATAGAAAAAAGAAAGATAAATCAAATATATTGAATATATTCAAGGATATTAATTTAAATTACGTTTTACTTACCGTTTTAGCAATCGTCATTTTTTATACGGTTTTAGTAATGTATATACTGAAGATGAGTTTTTTAGATGCCTTTTATAAAACATTTTTATCTTTTTTAACAGTTGGGGGTGAAATAATACCATTTAAAATTAAAACGCTTAATTCTTATAATATTAAAATAGTTAACTCTTTATGGGCGCTTATTATTTTCTTTTTTAGAGCATTTATTATTACTCGTATTCTTTCACTTATTGTTACAGAAAAAAATGTCATTGCCTTTGATGAGATGGAACAAGTGAATGATATAAATGTATTAAAAGGGTCGGCTTACGTTGATTATATAAAACAAGTAGGCAAAAATCCCATCGAGGTTGCAACAACTGCCGAAATTATTAATAAATTGAATAATTCTAATGGTAGCGAATATTGGTTTGATGACCCCAGCATTGTTATATCCGAGCTTAAAAAGTCTAATGTTATTATGCAACTTGACAAAACGGAGAGAGCTATACTAAATGATGAATATACTATCGCGGTGAATAAAAGACTACCGGAAGTTCTAAATATGGTTAATACTACACTAGTTGATATGCAAAATAATGGTGATATGCTGCGCATTTGTAAAGGATATCTCACTGAAAATTATGACAGATGTTTGTTATAATATATTTCCCCTTCATGATAACTATATTCGTATGAAATATAGTTATGAATAAGTCGCCGCCATCCATCCGAAATGTTAAAAAGTGTAAAATCGATTATTCAGCGCAGCGCTTCATTAAAATACCGGTTACCAAATATGGGTCTATATTTGCAGCGGGTCGCCTATCTTCGAAGTAGCCGTATCCCGCGCGGTGTGTATTATTATTGATGCGGGCGGATGCTCCTCTGTCACCGATTCCGTATGTGAATGTATTATAGTCGGATGTTTCGTGTTTGCCGGATAGACGTAATTCGTTGCTTACGCCGTAATATTGTATATCTTCTGTGTGGTGTTTTTGGAGGTTATTTAATACGCGATATATTTCCGCGATCCCTTCATTATTTTTGCATGGTGTGCGCATGTTAAGTGTGGAAAAATTCGCATGACACCCTGACCCATTGATATGGGCGAACGGTTTGGGTTCATATGAGATGGTATTCCCGTATTTTTCGGCGATGCGTTCAAGAAGGAATCTTGCAATCAATAGCTCATCGGAGGCTCGAATTCCATCGGATGGTCCGACTTGAAATTCCCATTGGTTTTTGCTGACTTCGGCGTTTATACCGGAAATAGTGATGCCTGCTTTTATGCATGCAAGCATATGTTCTTCTGCGATTTTTCGATACTCGATGTCGTGTCCAATCCCGCAATAGTGTTCGGTTGTTTCGTAAAATAATGCTGTATGTGGTGTGGTTTCGATGCGTTTATCTAAAATAAAATATTCTTGTTCAAGACCAAACCATGGTTTTTGTTCTTGAAAGGATTCGAATATTGCTGCAGCAGAGCTGCGTTTATTTGAAGGCGTGGGTGTTCCGCCGGGATGGTATGTTTCGCATAAAACCAGTTTAGAATATGCTATATTGTTTTGTCCGAATGTGTCTAGTGGGACAATGAGGGGATTGTTGCATACAAAAATAGGGCAAAGTGTTATTTCTGACTTTTTACCGTCTGCGTGTCCCGTGGAAGAGCCATCGTAATCCCAAGAGGGATAAGAGGAAAAACGTGACCAATAATCTGCTGTGTGGTGATAGCCAAATTCAATAATTTTTGTTTTTGACCTTAATTTTTTATTTGCGTCAAGCCAAATATATTCGGCAATTATAAATGACATATTTATATATTAAATATATACGTGCCTATATTTAATATTGTTTTATAAAACATTTAGTATAACATGCAACATATATTTTTATAATATTTTTATAATATATTTATAATATATTTATATATCCATATAATATACCCATATAATATATAATGTCTGCTAATTCTGATAGGGTTAGTCTCCCAAATACGCTAGCGTTGTTGGAAGGAGATGGTGAGGAAGGTGCGCAACCTAATGTTCTAGTTGATGAAGTACAACATTCTCCGGCGCATGTGGGGAGGAGATTGACAAGTTCGGAAGAACGTATGGATGCACCAAATACTGCAAGATTATTGGTGAGTCCGCGTAGAGAGGTTGTTGTAAATATACCTCCGAGCGCGAGTTGGTCATCGAGTAGCGAGGGTAAGATGAAAAGGAAAACTAGAAAATTTCCAAGGGCGGTCATGAGTAAAGCTTGGATGTTTCCGAATGCTCTAGTTGTTCCTCCGATGCATCCTCCACCGCGTGGTCCTGGACGTCGTAGGGAGGTTGTTGTAAATATATCTCCGAGAGCGAGGTGGTCATCGAGTAGCGAGGGTAAGGTGAGAGGGAAAACTAAAAAATTTCCAAGGGCTGTTATGAGTAATGTTAGGCGTTTTCCAGCCTCTCTATTTGTTCCCACAATAGCCCCTCCGCCGCGCGGTCGTGTCCGGCGAGCACCTCGAGATGTAGATAATTGGGTTTTATTAAATGGCGGACCGACTATACGTAGAGGACCTATTGGAGCACCCGAACAAGCAACGCGATACAATCCGCCAGCAACGCGATACAATCTGGCAGCAACGCGATACAATCCGCCAGCAACGCGATACAATCTGGCAGCAACGCGCAGGCGATTAACACCATCATGGTCGTCATCATCATCATCATCCGCAGCAACGCGATACAAACTGCCGGCAACGCGATACGAACGACCGGTGATAATTCGACCTCCTGTCGTGTCATCGCCATCATCGTCATCATCGTCATCATCGTCATCATCGCGTCGTCGCCACCGCCGATTAACGCCATCACCTTCGTGGTCATCTTCGTGGTCATCATCGTCATCATCGTCATCGCGCCAACGACGCCGAGGACGGGGTCCGGCAATATTGCCAAGAAGAGTATCGTCGTCATCTTCAGGGTCGCGGAGGTCGTCGAGGTCGTCGAGGTCGTCGAGGTCGTCAGGTATGTCGTCAGGTCCATCACCGCGATCGAGCTCTTCGAGTCCATAGACGATAAGGTCAATGTGAGTGTCTTTTACATAATTGCGAGCCATCGATAGATATAACACTATTACATGGCTTACCTATATTAATGCCACTTTTTAGCAGAGCTATGCATCGCGGCTTATCAAATGTGGTCGAACACGCTTCTTTATTTTTTACTTTTACGAGTGAGGCGTTTGAGGAGGCAACGATTGATGATTTTTTATCCGTATATTTTTTATAATGTTGTGGACAAAATAGTAGATTTTCTGCCTGATAATATAGTGCATTTTTGTTACACTTTGCATCGCTGTTGGGTTCACCATTACGTTTTTTTATAGTATGTGAGCATTTGGTGGCGGGGATACATTGGGTATCTGGGGCGTGAATATATGTAGCATTTTTAATGGATGGGTATGGAACAAATGGTAATAATTTGTTGGTGATACTGCGACAGTATGGGCATTTGATTTGATTTGTTGCAAGTTTAGTAACTTCGTATAGTGTATTTGATTTTGTTTTCTGGTAGAGTACTTCTTTATATATGGGTATGTAGTTAAATTTGTGATTACATGCGAGAGTAATATGATTTGGGTGGAGGGGTTCTTTAGAAATAAGACAAATATTATCGTCGTTTGTTGTATTGATAATTGCGTTAACTGAATTAGTGGGGAGAGCGTGTAGAGGTGGGTTGGTATTTGTAGTGGAAGGTGTAGTTTTCATAATTTTAGAAAGTTCTGAAAAAAAGTCGATAGAATTTTGCGAGGTGTGCGTATTTAATTTAGAAGATAACATAAAATATGAATTGTGTATATTAATAAAATAAAAAGTCTTTATATTATTATATTAATAATATGGCGACAAAGAAAGAATGGGGGAATGCAACCTGGTATTTATTTCATACTCTTTCGTATAAAATGAAGGATGAAAATTTTGAAGAGTTGAAAGATGATTTTTTAAATATATGCACAAAAATATGCGCGAATCTTCCTTGTCCTGATTGTTCGGAACATGCGACGGAAATTATGCGGAATTTAAAGAGGGATAATATTAAAACAAAAAAGGATTTACAGTTATTCTTTTTTGATTTTCATAATTCGGTAAATAAGCGCGTTAAGAAGCCGTTATTTAAGGAAGACCAGATGTTCATGTATCATAAGGCGATAACTAAAAATATTGTTTTTAATTATATAAACATAATGTCTAAAAAACAGCATAACATAAAGTTACTTACAAATAGTTTTCATAGAGATATGACTATGAATTATTTTAAGAAATGGATAACGCATAATAGCAATAAATTTAATCCGTAATTTAATCCGTAATTTGCGCGCGACTCTTACATGGTATGTATAACTTCTCCATTTCTATATACATTGCATTTAAATGTTTGTTTGTTGGGGCGAGAGCATATTGATGCGCCGTTTTCAACATTAAAGAAAACCATTTCATTATTTGCCGCGGAAACAAAAAGATACCACATATATCCGACGATCCATCCGATAGCGAGACCGATAATGACGCCGACAATGGGGGTACAGCCGTAATAGATTTTAGATGCTGCGTCGATGAAGAAGAATACCATAATGATGGAAAGCATTACGACATTGTAGCTGCTATATTGTAACATTGGCATAAACATGTAGGCAAAAATGAATCCTAGTGCTGCGCTATTGAAATTGGGGATTGTGTATTGACCGAGACCGAATGGTAGTGAGACGAAGTTACATTGTTGTTTCCAGTATGGTGAGCCGCGATTATTTATATTATCAAATTTGGCGTTGGTGGTGAAGGCGGTGATAGAGAATACGAAAAGAAGGATAATAAAGCCGGCTAAATACATTACCCATTTTAAGTTGCCGTTGCTTAAACTAGAAATGATGAAAAATCCGGATAGTAGTACGGGAGATAGAGACGAGAGAAGTTGCAAAATATTACCGATAGATAGGGATACACCTGGTTCTAAATTTGATAACATTGCTGATTTAACAAATTTTGAATAAGCCGACTCTTGTGGCTGGTTTTGATTTTGAGGTACTTGTTGATTATTAACGGTTGACATATTATATATTATATGTTATGATATAATATATAATAATATAATGTTTTTGTTTTGTGTAATTGTTGAGTAATTGTTTTGAGTAATTGTATTTTATACTTAATATTTATAGCAATGTATTAAATATATATGTAAAATACATAGAAACAAAAAGATAATAATACATACAGTATATTATTATCCTTATCGCGTCTCTCGTTACAGTATAACATGGGTATTCCTAGTTATTTCTCAAAGGTGGTGAAAGCGTATCGTCATATTTTAAAAGATATGACATATTTGAGTCATGTAAATAATTTATATATGGATTGTAATTCATTGATATATGATGCTGTAAAAAATAACCCGACATATGATAAAAGTAAAAATAAGGAGTACGAGAGGGAGCTTATAAAAGCGGTATGTAATAAGATTGATTATTATGTAAGTGTATTAAAACCGAAGACTCGCGTATTTATTGCATTTGATGGTGTTGCGCCTGTTGCCAAACTGAGTCAGCAACGAGATAGGAGATATAAGTCGTGGTATACGACGCAAATGCAGCGGGATATAGAAGGTGCGGGTGCAGGTGCGGGTGCAGGTGCGGGTGCTGGGTATAAAGAGACATGGAATACGTCGGCGATTACACCGGGTACTAATTTTATGAAGCAATTAAATGAGGAAGTCTGTATATATTTTGACAAAAAGGCACGTGGTGATGACTTATGTGGGGTAGAAAACACATTGGAGTATATTATATCGAGTAGTTCGGAGGAGGGGGAAGGGGAGCATAAAATATTCGACTATATGCGAAGGTTTCCGGAGTATCATAATTCGCCGGATATGATTACGCTTGTATATGGTTTGGATGCGGATTTGATTATGTTGACCTTGAATCATTTACATATAACTAAAAACCTCTATTTATTCCGTGAGACACCTGAGTTTATAAAATCGGTTGATTCTACGTTGGATGCGAACAAGGATTATTTGCTAGATATTCCGGAGTTGGCTGCGTCTATTGTAAAATATATTCAAAATGATGGCGTCGATGGCGATAACGTGGGACGAGGAGGAGGTGGTACGGATGTGAGAGAAATAAACAGGATAACAGATTATATATTCATGTGTTTTTTGTTGGGGAATGATTTTATGCCACATTTTCCGGCATTGAATATAAGGACGGTGGGTATAGATATATTGTTAAATGTATATAGGGAGACGTTAGGTAAGACGAATAAGTATTTAACGGATGGGAATAAAATAGTGTGGAAAAATGTGAATGAGTTTATAGTGAATATTGCGAAACAGGAAGATATCTTATTGATGGAGGAGCATAAGAAGCGTGATAAGTTTGCGCGAAGGTTTGGAGCAGGAGGAGGAGGAGGAGGCAATAACAACATGAGAGATAACAGGTTCGAGAGAAATGCGTTTAATCATGGAATAAATAAAAACTCTTATAACTCATCAAACACGCAATCTTTTGCAAAAAATGATAAAAATGTATTACAAGACACGGAAGAGGTGTTGGGCGAAGGAGTAGATATAAATAAAATGGATGATTTGTTGATGTTGCCGATGAAAGAGCGAAGTGTTGAGAAATACATTAATCCTTTTGTGAAGGATTGGGAGTATAGATATTACAAGGCATTGTTTGATATTGAGATAACTGACGATAGAAGGAAACAAATTTGTGTAAATTATTTGGAAGGGCTGGAGTGGACATTTCATTATTATATGGAGGGTTGTATAGATTGGAAGTGGTGTTATAATTATCATTATGCACCATTGTTTAAAGATCTTGTAAAGTATATTCCACATATGGATACGCAATTTTTGAAACGAAAAGAGAAACAGCCAATCGAAGACCTCGTACAATTATGTTACGTATTGCCTAGGGAAAATTTAAATTTATTGCCTGTAGAAGTAAATATTGTATTGTTGCAACGTTTGGGACATCTTTATGGTGGTGACTATGAATTTAAGTGGGCATATTGTAGATATTTTTGGGAGAGCCATGCGGAATTACCCGAGTTACATATTGAAACATTGGAGAATATAGTCTTTGAGGCGAAAAATAAAAAAACCTTTGCGGTTTCCAATCCTATTCCTATACCGAAGTCGCATCATAATGATAAGAAACAATCGTTATAAAATGGAGTAATATTATTATTTTTGTTAAATTTCGTGAACTTTTCATGAACTTTTCATGAGCTTTGTTATATTTATGGCGGAACTATAAATATAACGGTCACCAGCGAGAGTGTATGAGGGTGGTAGTTGTATTAGGAGGATGATGTAGTATGAGATGCAACAGATGCGAGAGAAAAGGGGAAATTCTTTAAAAAAGGAAACTTGAAAAAACTGCATCCAATCGAAGAATCACTACTAGAAGCAGATTCACATGCAGACGCAGATGTATCACATTTTCCAGTGAATTTGTATATACAAGATATAGACGAAAAACATTTCTCAACAATTTTAAAAATAATAAAATATACAATAGACCAAAGAGTGCTGCGAAGCAATAGGAACGGAACAGATAATGGCGCGTCGCCCCTTTCTATTTTGTTTTCGATACAAGGAAATTTGGTCGCGTAGTGCTCCATTTTTTCAAGACATTCGCGATGAGATAGACCTTGACTGCGGAGTGTATCGATGCGGTACTTGTCCATTTTGGACCATATTTTGCTCCAACATTTATAGAAGTCGTTGTAGTAGTCGTCTTTTGTATATGCGCGTTTATGTTTTTTCTCGAATTTGGATCTGAGCTTTTGGGGGTCTATCATAGGACCATAGTATGTAAATAGTTTAGTATTTTTGTGTAACATAATATTTACGTCGTCTATGACATAATCTTTATTAGTGGTGTGAATAATTTGTATAGGTAGGTTATTTTCGAAAGAGTGATAAATAAATCCTTTTTTAAGAGTGGTTGATACGGTGTGACGATGTGGGCGACGAAGTGCTTCGGGGTATAATGAAAGATTGCGTTTATCATCTTTTTTGCGAAGTTCTTCTATTTTTTTGAAATTTTCTAAAACTTTTTCTTTTGTATTCCCCTGATTAACATAAATAGCGTAAGATGTGAGGTAACAAATAACACCCAACACGGGTAACATAATCCTCATTTTATTTAAAGCAATAAATTTAGAAGAATAATGTAAAACATAAGGGTCAATAAAGAAGTCTCCTACGGAAACATGGTTTGTCATGTACATAATATTCTTGTCTATGATAAGTCCTTGTTTTGAAACTTTATGCATGGAGCATTTTGTAGCGCTGATACAACATTCGACAATGTACTGTATCGCCTGTTTATTATTTTTTATATCATAATTAAGGATTGTAAAAATAGGCATAATCAACACCATATATAAAAAAATAAAAATATCTAAAATATTTCGAATACCAAAATTAGAATAGTCGTAACTAAGCGTAGGTTCGATATCTACCATTTTTAATTGATGTTATCGATAATATTTACTAAAGAACACTTAAAATAAAATAACATAAATTACTAAACATTAAAACGCAGAAACGCCGTACATATGTAAATATTTGTAAAACAGGTAAAAGTTATTAAATAAATATTTACCGAAATAAGTAATTTAAAACAACGATTATAAAGATAGTATAATAGTGCAACGGAATGGAAAATGTATTGAGTCGTATTGACAATAGTTATAGAATTCTTAAATTTTCGGGAACGAGGGCAGATTTTGCAACACTGATGGATAATAATCCGGGTATTCTTATTTTCAAATTTACGGCGAACTGGTGTGGTCCGTGTAAAACCATAAAAGAATATTCATACAAGAAGTCGAATGATTTGCCCGATTATATGACAATGATGGAGGTGGATGTAGACGAGTGTTTTGACTTGTATGCTTTTTTGAAACACAAAAAGATGGTGAATGGTATTCCTGTATTTCTGGCATATGCGAAGGGCATAACCAATGGACCAATCGCGTCAATTACAGGGGCGAGTTTGCCCGATATAGAGACGTTTTTTGCGACGTGTATGAGTTACAAGTTTTGAAACAAACGACAAACACATGACGCATCTGTTTCAATAGTAATTCAATAATAACCATAAAAAGGCGAGTATAGTGTTTTCATGGTCAACGTCATTGTTTTATATTTTTTGCACTCACAATCATAACAATAATATTGTTTAATAATATCTTTGTTAGTATCAAATTGGTTAAGCGGGGCATATAGTTTATCATTTAACAAATATACGTATTTGTCACCAACCGCGCATGCAAAAGAGTCGTAGTTTCCGCCAATAGGAGAATAAAATTTACGAATAATGTCACCATCTTTAGTTGAAAAGGATAATATGCCTTTTCCTATAAACAAGTATTTATTGTTGTCTGTTTGTAGAAGAATTGTATTACCTTTTGCTATACCGCGTTTAAATCGCCAATATGGGTCATTTGATTCATTATCGCCGAGAAATATTTGTTTATATTTTACGTCCATTAGTTTATCTTTTAATGCACTAGTATTCGTTTCTTCAATAAAATGATTATTGTAAATTTCAGATTGTCCGTTACCATAATCAAATAATACAAAAGGAAAAGATGCGTTATCATTTATTTCATATATGTTTTTAGGTTGGATTCGAGACTGTAAAGATTCTTTAACTGTATTATTATGGATACACTTTATAAACTTGGATACATTTATAGGACCATAATCTGTTTTTTTGTATATGCATTTTGATGTATATACTGGGGAACTTTTGTATTCTTTAACTGATAACTTTACCGTTTTATTTTTAGTCATTTTTTTTGGAGAGTTAGAGTTAGTGTTACTTTTTACCCAACGATATATACCCCTTTTATCAGGTTTGGATTCATAGTTTGCACCGTCATTTCCTTTTTTGATGTCTCCCTTGCAGTCCATCGCCGAGTAAGGTGGAGAACTGCGTGACTTATATTTTTTAGTTTTTTGTTCTATACAAGGTGACATTTGCAAATATAGATAATAGATAATATATATTATATAGAATATTATATAAAATATTAGTATAACTAACTATACTAATATTTTGTAATATTTCATTTTCAACAGAATCGACTGAAATCGACGCGAGGTCCATTGAGAATGGTAACAGGCAACCATCGTATTGCGGAGGGGTTACAAATTTCTTTAGAAAAGAAACCGACTCCTATTCTAGCGCAAACACCGACAGCGAGTCTTGTAGAAATGATGAACCGGCTGATATCGCCGGATAGTTCAGCGCGTGCGCCTACATTTGCGACGCCGATTTCAAATGTAGCGCCGGGGATAGGAATTTGTGCTGTAAATGCGGCGGTCCATGTTCTTCCTACACTTCGGCTCACCCCTAAAAGTGATGCCCATGCTTTATATCCGAAGTTTGCGGGGGAGTCACAGGGGAGAATCCAAGCGGATGCACCCACCGATGCATAATTTTGAAGTCCGATGGTGCATGTAAGTTCACCACCAAATCGGGCTTCTTTGCATGTACAAAAGTTAGGGAGGCGAAAATAGTTAGTGATTGGTCCACAAATGCTAAGGGCTGTAGGTTTCATCCCTGAACCAAAATCGCGCATTTCGGCGACTTCGAATGCGTCCAAGTTTACAACGGCATCGGTGACACTACCGTCGGCGGCATAACTACATTTGGAGTCTTCGACACAACTTGAGGAAACGGGGCATGAAAATCGCGCATCCATACAACGAACTGCATTTGGGAGAGGGGAGCACGCGTAGACCAATCCAGCACCCACGGCAGATGCGTTACTCATACATGTCTGGGATGGGGCGCACGCGATACCGTTACCACAGTGTTGTGTGCTAGGTGCGATGGTTGGGAGGGCGTCTATGTCGCAAACAAGCATGACAAGGGCGCATGCTAAAAATGTGGGGAGTTTCATTTTTTGAGAATATATATAGTATATGTTTATATTTTTATATACTTTTCCATATATATTATTACCGCCCTCGCCTCGCCTCGCCTGCACCCCTAATATTTCTTCAAAACGATAATATATGCTAGAAATATACCGAAAAAGTTTTTAGCGAAGAGGTCTAAAATATTGTAAATCGAGTTTTTAATATTGTACGGCATTAAAGCCGCAATACCGTAAATAGACCAAAAGAAAAAGAAATACCAGAATATTTTCAAACCAGTATCGCTTTGAGTTGCAAATTTATGGTAAATAACATAATAGTAAATCAAAAACGGTATAAATCCCATAAAAACACCCAATCCCGTTGAAATTATTTTTAGTTCTCCCAAATAGCCGAACAGCAACATTAACCAGTTTAATGTCATAACTTTTGAAACGCTATCTAGATTATCTTTTAGTGTTCCGAATAAAGTCATACCCGCGGTGTCTATATTATTATGTCTTTTCCCGAGAAATATCAAGTATACCATTAAGGTTATCAACATGGTGGGTGTGGTAATTGCCCAGTCGACATATCGCTTAGGTGTAACATTGGCGACTTTGTTAAAGTTGTATACCAACCATATGTAAAAAATACCTTCAATGAGTTGAACGGTTAGTTCTAAATATAGTAAGTGGTTTATTAAAAGATATTGAGGCGGAGTATTTCTTGAAAATACTACCGCTATAATCTCGATGATTGCAGTAATAGCCTGTACCATAACGGATATTTTTAGTGTTTGATAGAAAATGTTACTTGTATTTGTATGTGTATTTAGTTTTTGAATACTATTTGTCATCTAATGTGTGGTTATGGTTATGCGCGCGTGTATATATAGTTAAAATATAAAATTAGAATAGGGAATAAAGAATAAAGAATAAAGAATAAATCTGTAAATATCTGTCAAAATATATTAATCCGTATTAAAATATAGAAATAAATTTACTATATTATAGTAAGAGTGATAGTAAGAGTGATAGCACGTATGTCAAATATATTAGAAAACATGGATTTGGATATAAACAACTATGAGTTAAATGATATATTGAACTTATTCAAGTTACCGGTAATGTTTGACGAGAAACACCTTAAGCAAGCAAAGGTGGTGGTGTTGCGCATGCACCCGGATAAATCGAATTTACCGAAGGAATATTTTCTATTTTTTACAAAGGCGTATAAAATATTATATGAGATATACAAGGTCAGGTTTCCTGATGCCAAAAAATACAAAGAGGATAAGTTTTTGTATACGGCGGTGATAGACCGCGAGTTAAACCAGACCAAGTCAAAGACGGCACACAGTGCCGAGGATCGCGAATATCATAAAACGGAGGAGGAGGCGTATAAAAAGATTCAAAAGATGGATTCAACAAAATTCAACACATGGTTTAACGATAAGTTTGAGAAGTTTCGCCTACACGACGAAGAGCAGGATAATGGATATGAAGAATGGTTTAGAAGTATGTCAAATGATGGTAGCGATGATAATGAGGTTCAACAAATGGGAGGATCGTGGGCGGAGAGAAATGCGCAAATAGAACGAAAAAAGACGGAGTTGCGAAATAAGATGGCTCTAGTACAGCGCACTGAAATACAAACCGCAAATAGTGGCGGAGGAGGAGGGTACTATGGGCTAGGTCGCGAAGCTCCGCAAGAATATTCTAGTGGATTATTTAGTTCACTGCAGTATGAGGATTTAAAGAAGGCACATACTGAGACGGTAATACCCGTAACCGCCGAGGATTTTGACAATAGGAGAAAATATACATCAACAAATGAGATGCAAATGTTTAGAGATATTGACAAAACAAATTATAATTATACAAAGGAATTTCAGACGACGCAGTTGGATAGAGAAACCGCGTTACAAGTTGAGCAAGATATGCAACGCGCATATAGATTAGCGAAACAAGATGAGATAGTGAGAGAGATAAATAAGAGGTTTAATTCGGAGTTTCATCAGTTGGAGAACTGATATAGGGAGGGATTAAAAACATGAGATGTAACAGATGCGTGAGATTAATCGAAAATCGATGTGTTAAATAAATAATTCGAAACTGTCATAATAGAAATATTCTCATATATTTTTAAAATTATTCAAAATATATTCTAGGTAATTATTATACGACATAATATAAATATAATAAAAATGAAAATTTCAAAACAGCAGATATTAATGATTTTATTACTTTTAATTATAGGATATGTGTATTCTATGTACTCGGGTAAAGTACATGATGAGACGGAGAAAGAGGAGCGAAAGTTGATTCAACAGTTCTTAGCGAACGATGTGAACAAAATGGATTCAAAAAAACCATTTCTGTGGATACCTATCGAATATGACGTGAATGGAAGAGATTGGTTAAATTTCGGTTCTAGGAATACGGCAAATTTAAACCAGCCTTATTTATTCTTAACAATAAGAAGTATAATAGATAAGTGTGGCGACTCATTTAATATATGCATTATCGACGACAATGTATTTAATAAATTAGTACCGAACTGGACAATACAGGTTGGTCGTTTAGCTGAACCGCTGAGGTCACATATGCGGGAGTTGGCGATGGCGCACCTGCTAAATAGGTATGGAGGTCTGCGGATGTCGCCGTCTTTTGTATGTTTCGAGGACTTGATAACGTTGTACGAGCTCGGAATAAATGTGGAGACGGCGTCTGGAGGGGGTGTGTTTATAGCGGAGATGGTTTCAAAGAGTGTAGTATCATCGTCGTTGGCATTCGCGCCATGTTCTAAAATAATGGGATGCCGTAAAGATAGTGATATAATGAGGAAGTATATAGAATATTTAGAGGTTTTGGTATCAAAAGATTATACGAATGAGATGGAGTTTGAAGGGAAAGTAAGTAAATGGTTTTTTAACAATGTATCGAGTGGTGCGGTAAACATAATAAAGGCGGAGTTGATTGGTGCAAAAAAACAGGATGATTCGCCTGTAATTTTGGATAATCTGATGAGCGATACAAATATAGAACTTTCAAAAGAGAGTTTCGGGCTTTATATACCTTCTGCCGAGTTAATACAGAGACGACAATATGGATGGTTTGTCAGGATGTCGCCATCACAAGTATTAGAATCGAATACTCAAATAGCAAAGTACTTATTGGCGATGAACTGAGCATACATACCCACAGGCAAATAATATATATTATACGAAACATACTTAAATAGTTCCGTATAATATCCATATTAATAAAAACTTTACGAACAAGTAACATGAATAGTTCAAATAAGATGACAATGAAGGAAGTAAAGAATGAACAATGGAGCGTGAAATCTCTAGCACACAAAGTAGAAAGCAAGGAAATATATAAACCTAAGTATCAGAGAAAACGCAAATGGGATATTTTGCCCAAAAAAGAAAATATTCCTAATGAAAAACAGTATATAGAATTTTTGTTTGAAAATTATAACAGTGTTTATCCTATAACATTCGGACAAGTTGATGGTAAATTTTCGAATATAGATGGTAATAATCGTATAAATGCGATTCTTCATTTTTTGAAAGAACCTTTTTCGTTATTTCCGGAAAACACAAGGGATATTAATATTTTTTTTGACAATAATATCGAAGATTTAGAAGCGAGAGAAAAGAGCAAAGAGTTAATAAAAAAAATAAGTTACGATGAGTTAATGGAGTTTAAGTATAATAAATTTTTTACTAAAAAAGAGTCTAAAGCTTTTTATGAAAAACATTTAAGACCCATAAATGAAGAGTGTGAAACAATATGCGATGATTTAATATCTGATATGAAAATAAAAAAAAAAGACAGATTTGATAATGATGTTAAAATTAGTGTAAACTTATTTGAAGGATATTCTACTGATGAACTATCAAAAGTGTTCGAAGACATAAATAAATATAACACTAGGTTAACAGACATAGAATTACTAGCATGTAGATTATACAATATAAATAAATTTGATATAAATGATAATGTTATTAAAACCGAAATTATAAATTGTATTAAGACTTACTATTTAAGTAGGGCGGATAATGAGGAATTACACTGTTTCTCATATGATGAACAAACCGAAAAAATGAATGCCTATGATTTTATGGTAGGATTTCAAAATTATGCAAATAAGAAATGTAGTTTAATTCATGAAACCGACAATGACGGAACATCATTATTTTTCAAAGTGTATAAATCTATTCACAAAGGAAATATCGATGACAATTTTACAACTGAAAATGTAAATTCATTTATAGAACAGATAAATAAGGTAATAGATATATTATTAAAAGTAAAAAAATTATTTATGATGGAATCACTAGAAGGTAATGGTAAAATTTTTGATACTTGTAATAAAAAAATAAATTCTCTAAAAAAAAATAATATATATGTAATTATTTCTGCAATTATTGGTTACATAGATAAGAATGAGGATACAAAAAAAATAGTAAAGTCTATTGAAATATGCATAATGTATCATTTCTGTGTCAATGACATAATTGATAAAGAAGAAAGGGACAAATTTAAAGTGAATGACACCGTAGTATATGAAGCAGGTGGAGGATTCATAGACGCGAAGTCCAAAGAGTTATTAAAACATCCTGAAAACATTTCAAATAAAATAACCAGTACATTAATGGAATCTTTGTTGAATCATTTAATTGAAGAGAATGTAAAAAATAAGAAATATGAAGTAAGAGAAAATGGTAAAGATAAGTTAGATAAAAGAAGAAATAGAAAATTTAGCGAGAAAGCGCTAATTTGTTATTATTATAAAAATAAAGTTCCATGTAATTTTTTAGACAACAAATTTTGGATAGAACATATTGTTCCATTTAGTTCATCGTGGAGTATAAATTCAGAGTTGGATGTTGACAGATTAGGAAATATAATTCCTATAATAGCTAAGTTAAATCATCAAAGAGGGAATCATCATATTTCTACATATAATAAAATAGACAAAGATGGGTTTATGCGTTTTTTAAATGACATTATACCATCAATTGAAGAGTATGACAAATTCGTATCACATAAAACAAAAAAACCAGAAATAATAGATAGTGATATTTTTAACACGATGTGTCATAATAATGAGAAAAAAATTGTAAAAATATTTATTAAAGTACTATTTGAATAAAATTTAATAAAAATAAATATAAAAAACAAAAATATCAGATATTGTTTGATATTTTTATTTTGTTTTATCATATGATGTATCTATGACATATCCACTATGAATTAGAGTCTAAATTTTTTATTTTTTATAGTTCTTCGTAGTTTTGAATATTTAAGTTTATGCTTTATTACAATCCTTTTAGATTTTATTATTCTTTTATTTCTTGTTGGCGCTTTCTTGTGATTCGTGCCGCCGCGAGCAGGGTTTCCGCGAGCAGTGGCAAAATGTCCAGATATAAATGCATCATATTGGTCAGCCGTTAAAGAATGTATATCCTTGAAAGATGGTAATGTTGCGAGTTTTCGGGGAGATTTTCTAGGAGAGTGCCGCAACAGCGAAGGTAGCGGGGGTGGTCGAGGAGGTAGAGGAGGCGGAGGCGGAGGTGGGCGTGCTGCAACAACGGCGGGATCTTCGGGTGTATCGGGTGACGCATCTTCATAAAATGGGTCAAGAAACAAGCCGCGTTGGGGCGAAATGCGCAAGTAACCGCCGATATAGTCTCTAATTCTTGTATAGGCGCGGATAACATGAGCTCTTTCACGATGATCAGGAATAGAATTCAAATATGATTGTAAGTCGATGTATATATTATTGCGAATCATTCTTCGAAGGTTATCGCCATTATTTCCAAATAATGTAAAAATACTTCCACTTAGTTGACAAAAATGATGATTAGCGAAAGAAATCGTATTAAAACAACTGTCAATTAAAATAATAATAAAAATAATCTTGTGAATAAGAATCATACAAGAATCTATATGCATGATTCGTACAGGATATACTCCCACCGGTCCTACTACAATCGGTATTATAGGACCGGTGGGATTCCATAGTATAGAACCATTCAAGTTGCGCCTTATTAATTTATTTAAGGACGAAATAAGGTCGCTTAGTCTTACAGCACACCTATAAGCACTAGTCGCCAATGCAGGGTCTATACCTAAAAGTCGATAAAACCCTCTAACTATGTCTTGTTTTTCACCAGCATCAGTAAACGAACGAATATAATTTGCAATATATGCTTGTATTTTTTGTATACCCTCTGGGGTCATACGCGAAACAACGCGACCAAAATCTATAGCGCGAACCCTAAACTGGTCAACGGGTTGTGTCATATCGTACATCCAGTTTCCAGAATGGGCATCAAGAGGTATGTATCCTATACGATAAAATATGATAACACATATAGCTAGAGAGCGTTCACATAATTGGTAGAGTAACGCTCGCTTGTTCATGATATCCGCGGGCGGTGCTATGATAGCGTTGTTATATGGAGCAATTTCCGCACGTAACTGTTTAAATGAAGCATAAGAGGGTGCTAAAGATTCCATCAATATAATACCGACTTTTCTTTCAAAATGAGTTCCGCTAGTAGTCGTAAGAGGCAGAGGCGCTTCCAGCTGTTGTAGCAAGTATCGAAAAACGCGATTTCTATTAAAAATGTCTGTTTGAATGGGTGGTAAAGTACTGGCATGGCGAGGTGAAAGATTGTTGGGGAAAAAACATTCACGAAATTGTGTCAAGTTAAAAAACATAACTGCGTATACGTCGGGACATACAGGTATTCCGGCATAAGCCATAGTTGCGCTATATATGTCAGATTGTGTATTGTATTCGTCTCTAAGTTCACTGCTTGTACATATCGATTTTCCGCGACCCGCAGTATATTCAGCGACTCGGGGTTCTTTTTGGGGTTGAACGATGCAACATTTTAAAATATGCTGCGTAACTAACTGTCCGGTACTAGGTAGCTCATATTCGTCAGCATTCATTAGTTCGCCGCGTTCATTAAAAACGTCGCTTCGAAATGGTGTATTCTCGACGGGTAAAGTAATTCGCAATATAAAACCAGTCAAAGAATCAACGGATACTGTATCAACGCTAATCGCGCTAGAAAATATATTAATAAAATCGCGTGTATCCGCAACTTTACGTATAGCAACGTCTTCTCCTTTTGCATTTTTTGCAACTATTTTCATACCACCTTGTTGAGGTGACGTAGGACTGAGAGGTACATACATCTATATTGTAACCTACTGAATCGTGGATATATGTATATATATGGGTAATATAAAAATAACTCGAAACAAGTTAAAAAAGTTCAATTAAGTTATTTGTAAAAAGAGCCAGCTCAATTTCATCTTCATGAATATTATGAAATATTGTCATATATTTACAGAGTATTTTGGTAATTTTATATTTATTTGTTTCGGTTATCAAGGGCGTTGTTTTAATAAAAAGGAAGTAATTGTCTAAAATATCCATAACGGAGTAACCTTGGTCATACAAGGTGTATAATATTTTTATACAGTGCTGTAATTTTTTTTCTGTTAGCGATTGAGTGTATTCTTCAAAAATATGGAAACTAATATTAGTGCATAGTAGTTTAACCAGAGATAAGTCGATCGATGCATTTAATATTTTAATTTTTTCTAAATAGTTAATCAAAATACGTATCGATACATTTGAAATATTGAGTACAAATTTCTCAGCTTCTGGTGTAATAATAATATTTTCTTTTATGATAATTTTAGCTAGTATTTTTTGTAGACAAGCGTCTTCAATCTGATTAATTTTTATAATAATATTGCGCGACTGAAGGCTGTCAATTACTTTTTGCACATTTGTACAGGATGAAATGAAGTGAACCTTGTGGCTATATTTGTCGATACAGTTGCGGAATACTTGTTGGCTTTGTTCGTTGATAATATCGATATCATCAAGGAGGACAATTTTCTTAAACCCCTGTATTAGAGAAGCGGTTTGGCAGAATATTTTTAGGTCGTTGCGATAGTAAGAAATGCCTTGGTCCTTTAGGCTATTTAGAACAAGTATATTGTCGGGGTTATAGTTTGTTTTATAATACTCACGAATAATAGAATAAATAAGTGATGTTTTGCCTGAACCGGGGTCGCCGATTAGAAGTATATTAAGGTTATTCATCGATATAAGAGTCTGTAAAAGCCGAATAACATTTTGTTCCAGTTGTTCAAATTGGTGAAAAAATTGTGGTTGATATTTATTAATAAAAGGAATATTGGTTTGTGAATTTTGCATGTTATGGTGATAGGTAATTGTGTATGTATAATTTAAATATGGATAATCGTAGTGATGATAGCGAATAAATATTTATATTAATAATATTCGTTAATAAATATTTAAGTTTATGTTTCTTTAATATAATAAATATATTAAATAAATGAAATCTGGCAACTCTAGTAAATCTGAAACATTCTATGATATTCTGGGATTAGACGAGAAATGTTCACAGGATGAGATAAAGAAGGCGTATCGAAAGTTGTCATTTATGCATCATCCTGATAAAAATGGAAATAGTTCAGAATCGACAGAAAAGTTTCAAAAGATTTCGGAAGCGTTTAGTGTATTAAGTGACTCTGACGAGAGGGTGAAATATGATATGAATCGTAATAATCCGTTTGCAAATATAGGTGGAATGGGCGGAATGGGCGGAATGGGCGGAATGGGAGGCGGGATTAGAATAAATCCTATGGATATTTTTAATATGTTTATGGGTGGAATGGGTGGAATGGGTGATTCGAATGCATCGCATCCGTTAAATGGGTTTGTAAATATGGGAGGTATGGGCGGTATGGGCAGTATGGGAGGTCTGGGAGGTATGGGAGGTCATGGACCGAGAATTATAATCAGAACATTTGGTCCAGGCGGAGAGTCAATTAGTGAAAATATAATGGGAGAAAGTAATAGCGATCCGTTTAGTTTATTTAACCAAGTCATGCACGATATGCACGATATGCACGATTCTCCGCGACAAGAGATGCACCAACATATATTACAACATCCACTACGAACCCCTCGATTCCAAAAGAGAGTAGAACCGAAACCACCTCTTATAAGTATAAATGCGACAGTAACATTAGAACATGTGTGTCAGGGTGCAACGATACCGGTAGAGATGGAACGCTGGAATGTAAATAGTGAAGGTGTACACGAGTTGAGCAGTCATGTGGAGTATATATCCGTTCCAATGGGTGCGGAAAACGGGGAGGTAATACTACTAAGCAATCGTGGAAATGAAACCGGAGATGGCACACGCGGAGATGTAAAAGTAACATTTATAGTAGAGGAGCATCCCTTATTTAAGCGAAACGGGTTAGACATTTTATTAGAAAAAAACATAACTCTAAAAGAGGCGTTATGCGGATTCGCATTTGATATAGCGCACATAAATGGTAAGAAATTTTCATTCAATAGTTCATCGGGAAATATAATAAGAGACGGTTTAATAAAAACAATACCGCGTTTGGGTTTACATAGAGGGAATGAACATGGTAACTTGAATGTAGTTTTTAAGGTGACGTATCCGGAGAAGTTGACCGAGGAACAAATAAAAATATTATCGGATATATTATAGATGTGTCTGTGTGTATTAGCAGGCGTGCTTTAGCGTATATGCGGATACTTTCGCCAGATAAGCGGGGCGGTTTGTTTTGTATAGGTTTGCCAAATCGGGGACGAGGGGGTCATCGGGATTGGGTTCATGCATAAGGGAAGAAATACTGAGAAGCAATTTGGAAATGGTGAGAGCTGGACTCCATTTGTCTTTGAGAATGTCGATACAGATGCCGCCGGACGAGTTGATATTTGGGTGTAAAATCGGCGTGATGAATTTAACATGAGGGGGTTTAAAAGGATAGTCGATGGGGAAGTCGATATCTAGGAAGAAGATACCGCCGTGGTATGGCGTGCCTTCCGGACCGGTAATTGTTGCACGCCATTTCATAATATCGTCGGAATGAGGACCAGCGCTACAGTTTGAAGGAGGATCTTTTGCGAGTTCAGTAAGTTCCTTTTGGATACGTTTGGTAATGCTTATAACGCTCATAATGATTGGGTTGATAAAACGTAGAATACTTTTGACGAGTAGTGCTTGTATATGTATATCGCGTATTTTGTATATCAATTTTCTTGATATATAAAATAAAAATATGAAAATAAAAATATGAAAATAAAAATAAAAAAAAATAAAAATATAATATATAATACGTTTGCGAGATGTGTTATAGTGTAGAATCAAGCCTAAAAACTTCATTATTTTCTTTAATCGCGATTGTAATATTATTCAGCTCAAACGTGCCGCATTTTAAATGGATTGCGTTGATTTTAATTAGCTGGTGTAGTATGCAGGTAGGCGAATTATTACTCTGGTTAACAAACCCGCGTAAATCATGCACACCAATGAATAAATTAATAACACTTACATTTATTCCATTGATATTGCTTTCTCAACCACTATTAGTAATATTTGGGTCATTTTTTGTGAAACCGTGGTCCATGTGTAGTCATAATAGGCAAATGCTTATATTAGGCTATTGTCTTATCACGAGTATAGTATTTTTATACTACTTTTTTGAAAATCCTACAAAATATTGTACAACAGTCACAAAACAAGGACACCTTCATTGGTTTCTTAAAAGCAGCGAAGATACAAGAATTGAAATGCCTTATGGTTATTACGCTTGGATAGTAGTAGTTATAGGGGCTGCATTATTATTATGGAATATTTCATATAAGGCGTTGGGTGCATTGTTTTTAATACCACTTATTGGTTTTATTTATTCGCTTCGTACAGATTCAAAGTCAAGTATATGGTGTTATTACTCGAGTTATTCTGCTGTAACAATGCTTATCATATATGGATTATATAAATTCAAGATATACAATATTTTGAAGTGATGCTAAAGTAGAGGGGGTATTTTGAGAATTTTATGAAAAATTACGAAGGTTGAAAACAGCGACCATTGCGGAGACTACCTGATGGCATTTCACATGAAGTAGCGAGACGGTATTGGTGGTGGCGAACGGAACGGTTCAAAGCGCCTACACCCGAACCTGGGACAAATCTGTTGATTGTACTGTCGTTGGCTATACTTGTAAAAATAATACGACGAGCGCCACCGGCGGCTTTAGATGGACGAACAAGCCCGCGGGCGACATTGTAAGTTTGATTGCTAACAGTCATTTGTTGAGATATATACTATGTGGAGATTATATATTTTTGTTACTTGAAATAAAAATATATTAATTATATATACTCAATACTATGAGTGAAGAAAATATCACTGACCCAAATAGTAAGGTATATAGTAAGGAAGAGTTTCAACAACTTTTAAATGGTAACATATTTCGTGGGAATGGAAATGTCGAAATGACACATATGTTTCGTATATATGGTTGGAATATACCATCATTGAATGGTATTGTAATACCGCAATTATTTGCGCGAGGTCATGGTCCTATACGTAAACCTGATGAACATAATATGAAATATTTGGATGAATATTGTAAAGCTATGCAATGTGGTGGTATTAGTATAACACATTGCAAAGTAAAAGTTTTAGGAAATGTTAAGTTTCCAGAATTTGTAGGTGTAATAGATTTTTCGCATAATAAAATCAAAAATTTGAATGGTGTTGAGTTTGGATGTTGTGTTCAGCTAACACTTGATAACAATAAAATAGAATCATTAGATGGTTGCATATTTCCAGAAGGAATAGTAAGAATAAGTTTAAGACATAATAGAATAAGAAGTTTAAAAGGAGCAAAATTTCCATCAACATTAAAATCTCTTCATATTACATCTAATCCTTTAGAAACATTGGATGGAATACCTTCACACGTTTTAAATCAAGTAATGGATGGTATTAAAGATGAAAAACAACATCCTGAATTTTATAGAAAAAGTAGAGTATATGGTTTTGATCCTAAATATGATTACGACTATCAATATCCCTCAATAATACCTCCAGAATCTTCTGCACCACCTCTTGATCCAAATGACCAGTCGGACCTGTTACCACACTATAGTGAACAATACTATAATAATATTGTTCCTGCTCCTGCTCCACGGACATCCTCAGCAAGTTTAGAATTTGATGGTCAATTCTTCGGTGGTTCTAGGCGAAAAAATAATAAAAAACGTAAACTAACGCGTAAACAAACTCGAAAACCCTCACGCAAGTTAAAACGAAAAACAAGAACGCTAATACAAAGACGTGTAAAAAAAACACGTCTATATAAAAATAAAAAATAAAAAAGATATTTTATAAATTACTATATCACTTTTGTGTAAGGATTTTCAAAAATGATAAATATTGTTCCTTGCTAATATGAGAAGTGTCATAAAATAGAATACTACCTTCTAATAAATTCAATATAGAAATTTGGTTTATTCTTTTATTATAAGCCGGATTATTTTGTAGTAATGCTGAATACCCAAGTAACTGCATAATTTCATAAGAACTATTATCACCAATAGTGCATTTAGTATCTATTAATGCATCACCTATTACAATATCACAATCGGCAGGAATAGAATATTCATACATACCGCCTAACATGGGATTTAATAATACCGGTTTATTGCAAATATAATTTGTAAAATATTGCATTAATGGATTTATTATGCGTTGTGTAAGATTTTCTAAAAATACTTCACTCGAAATAATTGAATACATTTTACCAAAAGTTTTCATATTTATAAATGTTGGAGTTTGCATACATGCTATAAATGATTCGCTATGACAAATTGAACTAATAAAAATTTCCGGTATAATATCTTTAGTTTTATAGTTTATAGTATCTTTTATTTTTTTATATGATTCGACTCTACATAGAGGATAGTTACAATTATAATGTCCAGTACCACTTTTATCATTATCTGGATTACCTTTTAAATATTTATATCCACAAGCATGCGCTGGATAGTAGTCTAATTCTTCCATATATTCTAGACTAAATATATAACAAATTTTGGCATTATGTATAATTTTCATGTAGTTATCTGTTTTTAAAATACACTGAAACACATCACCAAACATTATAGTGCCGCATTTTTTCGATTCTTCTCTTATTGGTTCAGTATATTTATGTATACATCCATATGTAATATCGTTGGTGCGAAACCACCACATTTTTTTAGATAGATCATATTGTAAAAATGAAAACTTTTTAAAAATATAATCATTTTTATTATTTTCATTATTTTTTTTTAAATATCCATATAATCCAATTTGGTTTTTCATGCGTTCGTCCTCGAATTTTTCTTGTTTGATTTCCGCTATTATTCTGCGAACAACATAATCAAAAAATGTTCCACACATCGAAGGATTAACATCATATATGGGCGTGATAATATCATTAGCAATATTTTTGTCAATAATATTAATTATTTGAGCTGGTATACGTGATGTAATATTAAAAATATTAGATAAAACGTATTCAGATATACAAGATGAGTTTAAAATTTTAATACGATTTGTCATATTACCGCTCATTTTTATTTGTGGTAGTAATAATTTTACTATATACTCTTTTGCTGCTTTATCTTCTAATTTGGAACATACGCATTTAATACTTCTAGGGGATGCCTTTAATAGTTCACCTATAGTTTTATATTTTTTACTATTTATTTTGTAATCTTCTGTTACTTGCATAGTTGCGTGATACATAATAATAGAATAAACGCTTTAGGTGTATTTAATATATTCATTTCAGTTACCAACCAATACATAACACCACAAAATTGATTTATAATTATATTATTTATAATTATAAACAAACGCACGCACACAAATACAAATGGCTCAAAAAATTAATTATAATCTTGAACTACTCACGAAATTTTGTAGTGGTAATAATATTACTTTATTGAAGGATTATTCAAGTGAAGTAGTAAATAGAGAAATACGAATAGAAGGAAAATGTTTAACACAGGAGTGTGAAAATAATTTTGATAAAACTTTTAGAAATTTATATAAAGTTAACGGATATTGTGAAAAATGCACTAAAAATGTAAGAAAAGAAAAGGTTAAAGCAACTTGTTTAAAAAAACATGGTTTTGAAAATCCATTCCAATCACCGGAAATTAAAGAAAAAATGAAAGCAACATGGTTAAAAAAACATGGTTTTGAAAATCCATTCCAATCACCGGAAATTAAAGAAAAAATGAAAGCAACATGGTTAAAAAAATATGGTTTTGAAAATCCGGGACAATCTCATGAAGTTAAAGAAAAACGTAAAGAAACTTGTTTAAAAAATTTGGGTGTCAAAAGTCCTTTACAAAATAAAGAAGTAATGAAAAAGGTTAAAGAAACTTGTTTAAAAAATTTGGGTGTTGAAAATCCATCACAATCAGATACAATTAAAGAACAAAAAATAGCAACTTGTTTAGAAAATCATGGAGTTGAACACCCAGCACAATCACAAGAAATTAAAGAAAAAATGAAAGCAACATGTTTAACAAATTTGAGTGTTGAATATCCAGGACAATCACAAGAAGTTAAAGAAAAAAGCAAAGCAACTTGTTTAAAAAACTTTGGTGTTGAATATTCATTACAATCACAAGAAGTTAAAGAAAAAGGTAAAGCGACTTGTTTAGAAAAATATGGTACTGAACATCATTCACAAAACTCAGAAATTGCTGAAAAAATGTCAAAAGCGTCATATTCCCGAAAAGATTATACTTTCTCATCTGGTAAAATAATTCAAGTTCAAGGGTATGAACCTTATGCACTTGATGAACTCGTAAAAGTATTCAACGAAGAAGAAATAATAACCGGGTCAGGTTCTATTCCTGAAATATGGTATGATGATGATGAAGGAAATAAACACCGACATTTTGTAGATATATTTATTCCATCACAAAACAAATGCATTGAAGTTAAATCAACATGGACTGCTGAAAAAAAGAAGGACAATATATTCAAAAAGCAACAAGCAGGAAAGCAGTTAGGATATAATTATGAAATTTGGATCTACAACTCAAAAAAAGAAAAAGTAGAATGTATTTTATAAATTATCTATTATATTCATTTCCCCCATCCTCACAAAATTGAAATGAATAAAAGCCAATAAATAGAATACAGAAAGTCAAACATCCCAAACAAACACCGCCACCCAGAAATGCCCATCGGTATCGGAACATTCGTTGCTGCTGCCATCATCGCTGCCGAAGATATTGATGCCGAGATTCCTCCTACTCCTCGCGTCGAAGAAGAATCCAAGTACCCCCGCTCCCTCCAAGAAGTTGCCGCGCTCGATTTGTCATTTCTTGGCGACAAATGGGCAGCCGATATGCTTCGCGACGCAATGAATGCGGTCGTTTTAGCCCAAGAAAAACCCGAAATCATCCGAAAAAAAATAGATGTCTGGACTTATCTTTCGACCTATGAACCGCCTCGTGGAGAAGGATTCATGTTTAGCCGTGGAGACCTTGTTGTCGAATCTGTTCAACATCATATGCAAACAGGGCACTCGGGTAACACCATGTCCATGACGATGCGCCAATTGCAACTACTTGCCAAAATCGGTTTCCCTGAATACCGCGATGGATATAAGATTTAAAGGTAATATTTGTGTAAATTATTATACAAAATAGTATATGTAGTGAATTATGATTATAATATGTATCAATATATCAATATAAAGCCATATCAATATAAAGCCAAGGCATATTTATAAATTATTGCCATAAATATAAATGAGTACAGAAATAAGTGTATCAAATTCAACTCAAAAAAATTGTAAAGAAATTTTAACAATTTTGAAAAAATATGGTCAAGATTGTAGGGTTATAGAGACAACATCAATTGTTGAGAATAAATTTGAAAATGGCTGCAGTATAACAATGGACACATTTAAAGATAAAACACATTTAGTAAATCTTTGGAAGATTATAAAAAAAAATGGAAATTATAACTGCGCATATATAAAAATAGATGGGGTATTTTCTGGATGTATAAATGATTATATTAAATCATAATTTTTCATAGTAATAATATATCGTCGCCAAATATAAAAATACTACTACTACATTTTTATATTTTTTAATGTTTATTAGTGTCTGTATGTGTATAACGTAACACCCCGTTTTCTCTATTTTTTAGAATGCGTTTTACGATTTGTGCGCTTGCCGGCGGCACGTTTATTCTTGCGCGTCCGCATCCCCGCATGTTTATGTTTTCGCGTGCGACGGCGTCGACCACCATCATAAACTGCACTCGGGTTTCGACCCTCACGTCTCAACTCTTTTTGATAACGTTTTCTTTGGCTTTTTCTTCTTCTTCCCTCTTCGACGGGTTTCAGATGTGGAAAATATGCGTCTCGAGCTCTTTCAAACTGCTCGGTATGATCAAAACCATATTGAGAAAATTTTTCGAAATCAGCTTTGTTGCCTGGGATTGCCGGTTTGCCCTTTTTATTATATAATGCCCCAGAAGCCTTGTCATCGTCAAAAAGATCTAGATCTAAGCCTAACTTATTGTAACGTTCATTTACTTCATCATCCTGTCTTGGTACCCTTGCTTCATCTGGTGAATCTCCCATTCCTATAGCTCCTTCTTCGACTATAGCTGGGCGAATATGCCGTTCCCATTGTTCACATGCATATATCGGTGCATCATGCCAATGTTGATCACTCGCTCGTATTAAAAGTTTAACTATATCTTTTCTTAATCTTTTATCAACCCTTGGAGTAAACCTAGCATCAAATGGATGTATTGTTTTTATATAACGATTAACATAATTTTTAATATATCTTTTTCCTGTGTGAAAGGTTTGGTCTGCTAACATTTCTACATATTCATCGTCCAATCTTCCAAGTGGTATTACATGAGGCAATCGAGGGGCTTGCTGGTATAATTGTGCATGGCTAGCAAGGAGGGGGGTGTGTGCTACATAACCAATAGGAAACTCATCCTCTGCTCCAAAATTGTTTGGAATATAAACGTCTTCTTCTAAACGTCCTGGTAACCACCAACCATAAGCGGTATGTTCCACGTCGGGCATAGCATAACTCAATCGCATCCATCTTTGTGGTTCGGAATTATCTATTTTACCTATATAGCGAGGGTCAGGAGGAAAATCATTATCCCATTCTGCTAAATATGGTTCGCCTATATTATCTATGGGGCTTACTGTAGCTCGCCATAGTAACATTGCATCATTATCACCTTCTTTTGGAATTTTTATTGGGTTTATATAACCTGCGCGCGGGCTTCCGCTAGAGCCTCTACGGAGTCCTCTACGGAGTCCTCTACGGGGACTTCCGCTAGGGCTTCTACGTGGACTTCCGCTAGGGCTTCTACGTGGACTTCCGCTAGGGCTTCTACGTGGACTTCCGCTAGGGCTTCTACGTGGACTTCCGCTAGGATTTCTTCCATTTTCCATATAAATATTTATTATATATTGTAGGTATATAATAAATAATAGTAGTATATGAAAGAATTAACAATAT